AGATTTACGAACGAAATTCTTTCGTCCACTTAGGAGTGGTCTTAACTTATGCCTAAACGTAATCGAAAAGCTGGTGGGCGCAAGCGTACGCCCAAAAAGATGGTCAATAAGCCACGCTCACAACCAAATGCGTCGGCGTCAATAGTAAAAGGTCTTAGTGGAATCGCTAACCAGTTCATGCCCGGAGCTGGGATAGCGGTGGCTGGCGTTAGTCGGCTGTTGGGATATGGCGCTTATACTACGGCTGAAGCTGATCAATTGTTGGCTTCACGCGTCCCTAGTATGAACGCCACACTGGATCGAGGAGTTCGGATTTCCCACCATGAATTCTTGGGAGATGTCTTGAGCGCCACGGGGTTCTCGGTACTCACGTACCCTCTTAATCCCGGGTTGCCTACGACTTTCCCGTGGTTGTCTACTGTTGCCGCTGCTTTTCAGGAATATGAGTTGAATGGTTGCGTGTTTTATTTCAAGTCTACCTCAGCTAGTGCTTTAAATAGTACGAATACTGCGTTAGGGCAAATCATTGGGGCTGTCCAGTATAACCCATATTTGGCGGCTCCTCCCAACAAAGTGTCAATGCTCGGCCTATCTTCGGCGAGTGATGGTAAACCATCGGAATCCAACGTGTATCCGGTGGAGTGCAAGGCAGACATGGTCCTGTTTCGTAGTAAGTTGGTCCGAGCCGCGAACGTGGCAGACGACCTCGCGAAATATGATCATGGAAATTTCTTCCTAGGTGCAAACGGGTCGCAAGCTCCGTCCACTGTGGGAGAACTGCATATAGTGTATGACATCACTTTGAAGAAGCCCCGTTTGATCACGGATCAAGCGGCGCCTGGCTGGTATTATCATAGTTACTCGAACACGGGGAGTGCTCAAGGATCAGCACCTTTTGACGGGACTGTTACTACTGAAACTAACAGTCTAGGCGTCTATACCATTGGAGCAAAGTCCAATACGATCTGCATCCCTGCGGTTAACAGTTACGCCGGAACAAAATATTGTCTTAGTATCTCATGGGTTGGTACTACAGCGGCGGTGACACTTCCGACATTATCTTACTCGAACTGCGCGGCCTTTAATGGCATTGGTGGCTACTCCTCCCAATTTGGAGCTCCTGCTACTGGTGTCAATGGAGTGGTGGCATGTTTGAGAGCCTTCTTCGCTGTGACATTGTCTAACACCATAACCTCTGTCACAGTGAGTGTCGGTGGCACATTGCCAACGTCGGCGACGTGGGATTTGACGTTGAGTGAGTGTGTTTAAAGTTGGGGAAAAACGGGCGATATCGCCTGGTAGCAATACCTGAATCCGAAAGGGGAGTAAGAGGGTCGAACCGAAGGAACCCTCTCAACCGGCGTATTGACGCCATCAGTGTCCTCAAGGCAGCGTCCGTCCAAACGCATTGGAACCTCTTTACCGTAGGTGACGGTAACCTGCTTGGATAAGCTCCAATGGAACACAACCTCAGCTATGACCGTAAAGTACCGCACGCTTTAGACCTGGAGCGTGTTGGTCCACAGTTACAGGTGCCAGTAACGCAACAAGCTGGTTCTTCGAGTGGTCGTAGTAATAGTTCTTTGGAAGTTAAAGAACGAGAAATTAAAGAAAATCAAAATATAAATAAAAATAAAAATCCAAATCCGCGCGTACTCAGGCAAGAAAGAAAGCGGAGAAACGCGCAAACCGTATACTCTCAGTGTGTGCAGCAGCTGCAGCAATTGCAGGGCGCCTCAGACGCTTTAGAACAGAAGCGCGCTGAAATGTCTGAGTCGAGAGTTGAGGTAAAAAACGGAGGTGGTGGACCCAAAAATGATTCGCTGACGCCGAAGGATCAGCCTGTCGTTTTACCACGTCAGTTTGATGCCACTGATGAGCGCTTAGATTCCTGGTGGCAGCGTGCGAAGAGCTTCGTGCGCTATTGGATAGATGGGGTGTACGAGAGTTGTCAAGTCAAACACACTTGGACCATAAATGCCGTGGAGTCGTTGGACTCTAGGTTTCAGAAGAAAAGTGTGATGGTATTTGATGACGAACGCGATGAGTGGGTGACGAGAACGTTTTATACTACGAGAGAGGTAATTGTAGAGGACGAGCCGATCTTAGTCAACCCAGCAGATGATCGTGTTGTTCTGTCCAGAGGGTTTGACCTGTTGCGGGGTCAGCCCCAAATTTTGCACGCCCACGTTGAGTGCATTCAGCGTGGGTATTGGTGGGGGTTATTTCCCAGACGAAGTAGTTACAACGTGCACGTTTCTGCTTCTGTTGTAGCTGATGTCCTGTCC